ATAATGCAATCGCTTTTTAATAACTTTTATCACCCGATTTCGGGTACGCTTTCGAACCATATTGCTTTTGACCCTCGAGAAATTTTTGTACTTTTGAAGCAACGAGTTCAACGTCGCCTTCATATTTGTTGTTTCGAAATAATGAAATGGTCGAGGAATCGTACCCAGTAGCTTTTCCAACAATGGAATTTGTTCGATGTTTGGGGTCTACTTTGAACCATGAATTTAGATCAGTAATTATTTTTTGAATCTGATCTTGTGTAAGTTTGCTCATAGCGCTCGTCTCCTATTGTGAGTGTTGTGAGAATAAGCTGTCCGTCATTGCTTGCAGGCGCGGCGGGCAGCGATTATTAAACTTTAGTTTATATCGTTAAAATCACAATCAAACAAATTATTTTCTCTATAAAACTTTGTTCCTCTAAATCTTTCCCCAAAACCTTCGTGACTAGAAAGTAAAAGAACTGGAATTTTAGATTTCATAAATTCTTTGACCTGTTGATACGCATTCGGAGCGAGGTATTCAATCCTGTCTATTATAACTATTCTGTCCCCGATCATATTTTCTATATGCAGCATTGTAGTTGTCACTCCGAATCCTGCACCAGAAGGAAGTCCGAGTGCTTTGTAAACCGCATTAACTATAAAATACTTGGTGTTTACTTCGAATGCGTCAATTACGATCGCTTTCTTTTGGGATTGAATAATCTCTTCGCGAAGATCTTCCGGGAGGTTGTAAATAAAACCCGGAATTTTTTTGTGTTTTTGCACCGAACTTATTACGCTAATTATTTTTTTAGGGACCTTCACCTTAGCCCTCCGCAGCTTTATTGTAGAAAATTTTTGTTTCTTTTTGCGATTCCGGAAGTTCCGGTTTTATTTTACTGAAAATACTTGTCGGTTTAATATTGATGATTTTTCCTTCTTCTTTATTCTCTTCTATCAGGCGTTGCTGTTCGGCATCTTTTATTTTACGATCAATTGAAGGAAGCATTTCCCGGTTTAATAATTGCACAGCTTTTTCGTAAGTAATATTATACTGTTCTTTCTGCAGGGCATTGGCTTCATTCAATCTGCGCATGTCTGTTTCGTCTCCGAGATCGCGTGCGGCGCCGTGTACGCCCTGATCATTTACTGCTTTACAGATTATATTGTTTTTATAATCTAGTACATAAATAAAATCTTTGTTAAGAATGTCGTAGCGGATTGAAAACTTTTGTCCGGCGAGACCATATAATTCTTTTGAGTAATAAGTTTCACCAAACAGATTAAAGCCGTAGGAATAACACTGCGCATCTTTCTTTTCCATCATCAGCCATATTAATTTCATTTTATCAATGCCTTCACCCATCCCGGCGCGGAAAATGTCGATTGGTTTTTTACCTTTTAACCGCCCGGACATTTTCAACCGGTCTGCGTATTCATCAAAGTATTCCGCTATCAATTGGTGCGCGGTCCACAAATTAATCTCTATGCTTTGTAATATTTGATCATAGATTCTTTTGTGAAGTTTTTCATTACGCAGCATACGCGGCGGTTTGTTTTCAATTGATGTTCCGCAGTAAGTAGGTATGCGCATTTCAAGTTCGCTGAATGTTCTAAAGAATCTCTCTATTGGTTTTGCTTTTGCGTTGTATGGCCGCGCGAAAGAAACTTTACAGCCTAATCTTTCAAACAAACCAACGATACCGGATTCTTCAAGATCTTCTTCCATGCCGTTTAGGAATTGTGAGCGGAACGCTCGCCCGTTATCGAGCTTTATTACTTTTGGAATTTTACCGAGGCGCAAGATTGCCCGATATAGTGCAATAGTTATTGACTCGGTATTTTCAGTTAATGAAATATCCCACCCGAGCGGAATGTCCGAAGCCATATCATAGAATAGAAGTAAATTCATCCTTCTATATTTACCAGTCAGCGGATCAATAATTTCAAAATTTAATTTGTGGCCGTCACCAACAATAACATCACCAACTGCAAGTTTTCTTTTATCAACCTTAACAGGTTTTATTATCTTATCTTCGAGAGATTTTCTTCCTTCCCGACAAAGTGTGTACACGTCCATATTGTTTTTCTTAAATTTTTGGAGCCAGCGTATGTATGTTTTAATATCTTTTATATTTGGAAAATTTTTCATGATCATGTGATTTCGCGCACTAACAGCATCGTGACGAATAGGTCTGTCTTTGCCGGGTCGTTCAAGAAAATAATCGACAAGTATTTTTGCTTCCTCTTTTGTTACAGTACTTCCGCGTTCGGTATGTTTAGGAGCGAGCACAAAAGGATCTTTACCTGACTCTTTCCAGATTGGCAACCAATGAGTATCGATAGTTTTCCAATGTATAGAACCAATTTTTTTAAAAAGATTTGGATATAAAATTCCCTGGTTGAAGACCTCTGTGAATCTCTTTTTTGCCGTTATTACACTGCCTTGTGTTTTATCTATGAAATTTAGATATAACCTCAATAGTGAATCTTTGGCGAGTGCAATTTCTTTTTGCCCATCTGTAAGGTCAGTTTTGAATTCTAACTTCTCTTCATATTCGTGGAGAATTGTATGTTCATTATATTTTGCAATTTGTTCAGGCAGAAGTGATGCAAGCAGTATCTCGTATTTACTTCCATCCTCGCAATTTGCATCGCGCCATTTCCAATTTTTTATTCGATGATACTGGCATGTTTGATTGCGGATACCGAGTTTTTCGCAAATTGTTTTTGAAGAAACCCAACCGGATTGCCCGGAAGTAGGATTAAAGCGCACATCCAAACCTTCCGAACCGGTGCGCGAGTCTTTATCCGATAGAGGGCTAATATTTTCGTTTATATTTTTCATACATCACGAGTTAAAGTGTATTTAACAATCCATTAATTATGTATGAACAGCGCGTTTTGTTTATATCTTTTAATGTAAGAAAGGAAACAACTTGTCAATTTGAGAGTATGTTTCTCCTCGGCTATAATAGCTCTGTTAATAATTATGAAATCATTTTTGTATAAATACTTTATTGCAAGGTTTGTTAAGAAATTTTTCATAGCCGGGTACCTTTTAATTGATCTCTTAAACTTGTACGGTTTGCTTTTGCAGCGAACTCACTTTTTGTTTTGCAATTTGCTTTCCGCATGATATTCATTGCGTGGGTTTCTACTGTTCGGACATCGATGAATATACTATCCGCAATTTTTTTATAAGAATATCCATCAATCATGTAAAGAGCAACGGGTTTTTCGGCGGCCGTTAAAGGTTCAATAAAATCAAAATCCGGCAGTTTGATTCCTGCGGGTTCGATTAAATCCCGCAATTCGGCTGTCAGTTTTATTGCTTCTTTCATATACTGCATCGGAAGTTCTTGATTATTCCTACTTATAGATTTTAACCAATGATTAAAAATTTGAAGTATGATACCAACTGAAAGAAAACCTAAACAATATTGTATTACCGAATCCATTTAATACCTCTCCCGATATAATAGTAGGAAACGATTGTTGAGATAACTTTTATTGACAAATAAAAAAGCGGCATCCAGTACAAAAAGCCATAGCTTAAGGCAAACCCTGAGCATAAAATCATAAAACCTCTTAGAATATATTGCCGTGCAATTTGCTCATCCGGATCAACCTCGTAGATCGGTAAAGCTTGCAAGTGAACAAACGATTTGAACGATGCCAAGAATAGCCAGTAGGAATCAAAAATTGCTGTGACAATAAAATCTATAGGTGTGGCTAAGATTAAAACAAATATATAATTGATTGCGAATAATAGGCATTGACGTATTAATATTTGCGCCCTATTCTTTTCTTGCCAGATTAATACTATAACAAGTAAAAGTGCAAAATAAATTGGTAAGTAAAATTTGAAAATAAAAAGATTATTGATGCCCATAAAGGCAGTAAGCGTCATATAGATTTGAATTAGTATGGATGAGAATACAAATAAAGTTAACGAATAGTATTCAAATCTTGCAGCCTTTATAATTACTAATAATTTGGATATGACAACAGCAGTTAAATAAATAACTGCTGTGCCGTCAGCAAGCACAAGACCGATGGATAAATAATTTCCTATCATCTATTTTCTAACTCCGCTTTACGAATGACAGGGATGGTTGGAGTAATAATAGACTCTACCTTACAAAATGGAGGGCAGGGGATGGATAATTCAAGAGTATATTGACCGGCGGTTATTGAAAAAATTTTACCGCGATTTTCAAGATATACTTTTTCAACGACAGCTTTCATTAGTAATTCATTCAAAATATTTGTTGAAAAAGCATGATATACATCTTGATCTAAAACTTTTAATGTTGCGCTGTTCGTAAAAAGAATCGATCTGTTTTCATCTAATATAGATAGATATTTCTTCTCCAATTTGAACATTACAATGTCACCGGCTTTTGATGTTAATTCTTTTAGAGTGTGTGTTTCAAAAGTTATTGATTCGGTGACCTTACCGAAAAGTGTTTCTGCAGATTCGGCTTTTACTATTTTACCCTGGGCAAAATTGTAGTTAACTGCAGAAATTATTACAATAAAACAAAGTAGTTTTTTCATAATTCACCTTTTAGAATGTTTACTGATTGAAACAAGTATTTATTCTGTTTAAAGAGAAAAAAAAGAGTAGTATATTTAACTAAGATTTGTCCGACAGTTGTGAGACAAATTTTCGGATATGACAGAGTGAAAAACCTAAATTTTAGAATATCCATAACCATTTATTTTGCTGTTAATTTTTTAATAGCGTTATTTACCTTTTCTACGGCAGAAGGGTTTGATTTAATTCCTAAAACAATTTGTCGCACATATTCACGTGAGAAGTCAACTGCACGTCCTATTGCAGCATAGTTTACTGATTTCGGATCTTTTATTAGTGGCTTATTATATAGACTGATGTTTTGCTTTTGGTTTCTCATTTTTTTCATAATAATAAGTTGACTTATGGCAACTTAGTAAATTTACTTAGTTATGTCAAGAGAAAAAAATATAAGTAATAATACTTACGAGAAACCCCCATTTATAGAGATTGGGAACAGAATACGAGAATTCGCAGAAGAAAAACACGGGGGTTTAGCCAATCTTGCAAAAAAAATGAATATGTCATTACAAACTTTATCTCAATATGTTTCTGGTAGAAACGCACCAGGTAAAAAACAATTATTGAGACTCATTGAACTTGGCTGTGATGCTAATTGGCTTTTAACGGGAAAGCGTTTCATTAATAGTGAAGCAGGATTTAATTCTTATGTTTTCGAAGGTGTCCAATTATTTACCGGTTTATCTGAGATTGAAAAACTGAAGAAAGAAAACGAAGCACTCAAAGAAATAATTGATGGTCTAGAAAAGGAACGCAAAAAAATCTTAAAATTACTTGATAGAAAAACTGAAATGGGTATGAATCAATGAAAAGATTTATCATAATTCTCTATGCAGTTATTTTAGTTATTGGTTGTAATGAAACCAAAACATCAAAGCATGACAATAACACATCAACAAACTCATCGATCGACGTAAAAGAAGAATTCCCGCCGCCGAATATTTGTAATTCCGATTTAGGAATATTGAAAATGGATGCTAACGGATATTCAACAGGGAAAAGAACCGAATTTACTGAATTGAAGAAATTGCTTAAGAATAATGGTTGTGATATAATCGAAATAACATATCAATTAAAAGGTTCTTACGGAGACAATATCACCAAAAAGCTTATCTACAATAAAAGAGAAAAACGGCTGCAGGATATTTCCACTCAAAACAATGTTATAGAAGATTATAAAAATGTTTCAGTCGAAGGATTAAAAAAGTTTTTAGCTGCCGGCGAGAAAGATTTTTATTCTCTCACCGATTATACAAATTCAACTTATGATTTTAACAACCGTGAAATGACCAATAGAGCAATCGGCAGTCAACCGGCACAGAGTGAACTGGACGGTTCGGTATCGATAGTTAAAAACTATATTATAGCAAATGCAAAAGATGCATCGAGCATTGGATTTTTGGAATGGTCAAAAGTAAGTACATCTGGGGAGTATTGGGTTGTTAGATGCAAATATAAGGGTTCAAATTCTATGGGTAATGTTGTTACGGAAATCAGTGGTTCTATATTAAAAACGGAAAAGTGGTTAAAACAAAAGATATTTTATAATTGGAAATTGGAACTGATTTGATAAAATAATATTTTTCCATCGGCTAAAAATTCACAATGACGCAAAGTCGGTTAGAAGTTTAATTCTGGCCGACTCTCTGCGTACCGCGAGGAGCAGGCAGTTAATTTCGCGTCATTGGGAATACTGTAGCCGGAGTCGGCCATTCGATTTTATTTACATTTCGATTTTACTAATCTTTTTAATCGCTTCAAAAAAGTTTTTGTACAATTCCAAATCGGAAACAATCATATCCAGCAGTAGGAGTTCTTCGTGTGAAAGTTTGGAGATCTTCGCTTTGATTTCCTTCCGCATTTGTTTTATTTCTTGGCTGCGGAGTGTATCGTAGATATTTGAATAATGATCCGACATAAATACCTTGCATAGAGCAAAGCGCATTGAGCTTAGCGCAGAGCATCTTTGATTGAAAGTTTTTCTTTAGTCTTAATTTGTTCGAGTATCATTCGCTTAACGTTTTCCCACTGAGCTTGAAGCTTTGGGCAATTCAATAAATGTGATGTATGTCTTTCTTTATCAAACTCACCATCGTTTTGTTCTGTACCGTTTAATATTTCAACGGGCAGCAAGCTATCCCAAAATTTTCCTGGTACTATAGCATAAGTTTTTGAACAGTGTTTACATTTATATGGGTGATAAAGTTTTATAAGCATGTAGCAAAGTGCCGAGAGTACTGTGTTATGTTAAAAGTTCTGTTAGTTTGTCATTCATGTCGTTAAAATCTTCTTCAGTAAATTGAAAAGGATTACGGACGGGGAAGGTGTATGAATATGCGCCGCGTAAAACTTTTTGTGCAAAGCTTGCTTTCTTTACTTTGGAAAAACGAACGCCTTTATTTTTGCCACGAGTGATATTTCTGAAGTGTATTACTTGAGACCGTGCAGGGTAATTTAACGTAATGCCAAGCGCATGTGTTTTAAGGTATTTTACTTTTGGATCAAAACCCCACAGTGCTTTTTCATTATCGGCATCAGCTTGTATTGACTGCGCTGCTATTCCGGAATCCTGAAGAATTTTACCCGGCCAGTGTTTCTTTTTTGCGCGCGCTTTTTTGGTACTCTCTTCCAGATCCTTCCATTTTTTGCCGGTTCGCTCACCCTCGGTATCAAAGTTTTTTTCTATTGCATTTAAGCCAACGGAAAGCAGGGCGCCGTACAAACTTTTTTTATTATGCACTTTTTCCCAAAGAGGTTTTAGTGCTGGGTTTATTTTAAAGCCGGTATCTGGCATTTCTCGTTTTCGCTCGAAAAAGTTTTTGAAATAATATAAAGAAATAATTACATTTGTATGAGCTCCGGAAACACGGTGAACCTCCCGGCCGTAGAACAGAAAATTTTGGATCGCGTGCGAGTGTATGGGAGCCTCGCCCGGAGCTTTTTATAAATCATTTTTTACAACGTTCCCTTTCTTTTTCATTCGCTCAATGTCCTTTAAATTGCTTGGTCTGAATGATGTTAGATAAAGTTCTTCACCATCCTTTGTAGCTTTTATTACGGTGTGATAAATATTTTCACCAACGCGGATAAATACCATAGTTTGATCACCGTCTTGAATGATAACCTGCGCTTCTGAAATAATGGATGGCAAAGCTCTGTAATTATCCACTGTTAATTCCTTATGCTCTTTTTTATTTTTTTGCAGAGAGTCTGTCGAGAGGAAAACAGTTTGAGACTTTGCTTTAATAAGTTTGCTGTACTGATCGTCAAGAACTGCGACGGGAAAATTTCCTTTTATCTTTTCTCTGAAGAATTCATCGAAGTCGGGTCCCTTCAATCCTCCAACAATGTATTGAGACGCAACCGAATAATTGTATTTATTTAGATTGGGGAAGAAAGCGGCTTCACCGGGATTGTAACGCCACTCCTCAGGAATGTCCGATGTGTCGAAATCTTTTCCGTTACTTACTTTCAATCCTTCATTCTTTAGATCGGATGCCGATTTACCGACCATGCGGCATTTACATTCCCAGTCCGAAGGTGGATAGATAATACTCACAATCGGATCATCATAGCGGAAAACTTTTTTGTCAAACTTAGCATGTTCATCGCGCTTTGATGGACGCTGAACCTGGATGTATTGCAGATAAGGATGCGTTTGAACATTTTCCATCTGAAATTTATAACGCTGCGCATTGTAGGCAACAGTTGAATTGATCCTAAAAATTTTTTGCAACCGATGCGGCGAACCGAGCTGCACAACTTTCTCAGGGTCAACACCGCTTGCCGGATTGTAACCTGGAACATCTTTTGCTTTTTGTTTGCCCCACCAGCCAAGTTTTTTTAATGTTGGTTCAAGGTTTTTTGTAAACTCTCGTGGAGTACCGCCATTATTTAGCGAAGAAATATATTCATCCCGGATTGTTTGTAGAATGTCAATCTTCATTGCCTTAGCCACCGTGAAAGATTTTGCATGCGCTTGTGCATAAACTTCTTGCCAATCCCACGAGATCGTGTTGCCTTTACTTTCAAACCACTTGATAATTTCTACGGGTTTGAGGTTTAATAAATATGAAAGATTAGGTTCAGGCATTCTTTGACCTCACCCTAAATCTCCCGCTAAGGCGAGACAGGCTCTCTCCTAATTTAAGAGAGGGACTTTTAATTCTTGTACGTGCAAGGTTGCAATATCCACTGCTTATATCGCAGCCGATGAAATTTCTTCCTAATATTGCTGCTTGTTTTAGTGTAGTTCCGCTGCCACACATTGGATCGAACACAACATCGCCGGGATTTGACCAACTGATAATGTGATCATGTGCAAGTTGATCCGGAAAGATTGCCGGGTGATCAAAAGCGATTTTATCTTTAGTAGATTTCATATAACCGACTTGATAAAACCATAAATTTCCTTTTACTTTTTCTTTTTTCGTGACAATCTCTTTCACTTTATATTTTATAGAGCCATCTTTCTGACGGAATCCAACTTTCTTTCTTGCACCTGCATGTTTACACGGCTTAATAATCGGATTAAAAGTTTTCGGAAAACCTTTGCTGAACACAAATGCATATTCGAATTGCTGTGCATATCGTTTATGAGGTGGTGATGCCGGCAAGGGATTTGTTTTACAATAGCCCATAGTATCGTGAAGGTTAAAACCGCATTCCTCAACGAAATATTTTGCCTGATTAAAACTTGTGAGCGTTTCGCTTCCGTTGATTGTTGCATCGTTTACAATCCACACAACAACGCCTCCGTCTTTTGTGATCCGGAAAAGCTGCTGCGCAATTTCCTCAAACTTGAAAACGTAACCGTTATATATCCGTAAGTTATCATACGGCGGAGAAGTTACAGTCAAGTCGATAGATTTATCTTCAATGTGTTTCATAAAAGCCGAAGCTTCTTTGCAATAAATTTTGTTTAACAGTATTTTCAAGAGAAATTAATGGCTTGTGAATAATCAGTTTAGCCATTGGGGATTTTAAGCCGTTTCTTTTGCGGCATCAAGCCGCCCTTGTATCTCATAAATAAAAATTAAATTTGTTAAGTAGTTCTCAAGTTCATCAGTATTCATTTGCGGAAATACTTTTGAGAGTTCGTCAATCATTGATTTCCGATCTGCATTTTGTTCGATGTAATTAATAACCGGCTGAAGAATTTTTTCCATCATCATTTGTGTAAGTCGATCGGGAATGTTTACTTCCGGTATCTCGGAGAAGACAGCTTCAGAAAACTGTTGTGCGTTTTTATCAACCGATTGTTGCTGAACAATTTTATTTCCTTCAACAACTTTATCTGCTTTAATTATTTTACCAGTACCGGCTGATCCCATTACAGCTTGCGCTTGTTGATCATTCAATCCTAAGAACACTTTTAGTTGATTGATACCGGCTTCGCGCGGGACATCACCGGCAGAAACATTTTCAACAATCGCGACTGCCGAGGCAATCTGAGCTCTATTGAGTTGAAGTGATTGTAATGCTTGTTTTGCTTTTTGTCCATCGGTTGCGTTAGTTACGTCTTGCGGAGTTGAGTCTACAATTTCAAATTCATCATCTTTATAACCGAACCTATTTATGTAAAAATTCTTTGTTCGTTTAATTTGCTGACCGGAAGCTTGCGCAGCTTCACTTATGTATTTATCGGCTTCGGCAAATTCTTTTTTCGGTTCATCCTCATCGAAAGTTGTAAAAGTTGGGTAGCGTTTACTTCCGATGTTCAAATCGATGGCCGCGCGAAAAACTTTATTAAATAATTCTTCCGGGTAATCTTTCAACTGCTGACCGAGATCCCAGACAACTTCGCTGCCGACTCTTGCGGATGAATAACCGCCTTTACTTTGCTGCGATGTTGCGAGAGTGCTTGTAAGGATTGCTTTGTCAATCATTGCATCGAACATGTCGATATAAAGTTTATAAAGATCGCCGGTTTGTTTATCGCCGCCACGATGCACTGTCATTGTGTTCCCGTCGGGAATTGCAATAACACTGTCTTGTATCATTAAAGAGGCGGAACGTACAAGTTTATTTAAAACATCTTCATCAATACCGGGTGGATGTTTTATTTCAAGTGAGGGCATTCCGTACCGCTCAATGAAAATCATTCCAAATTTTAAGACGCCGCGTTTGAATGCAACCGGCCAAAAGCATCTTGATAATGCTTTATCACCATGAGGATTCTCGTAAGTCGGTTCATTGCGCAGAATAAAGAATTGATATTTATGCCACGGGTTAGCATTCGGTCCGGTAATCGGAATGCCCACAGGTTCATAAATAGATTTGAATAAAAGATTATTATCATTATCATATTTGAACCATTCGGGCGGTTTTAATTGTAATTTAACCGGCAGCCACGGTTTTGTTTTTGTATTCCAGTTGCATTCAAACGGTGCCATACCCCATAGATGCGGAGTGAGTGATTGACTAATAATATCTTTTATTACAAAGCCATTATCTTCCAAGGACAGTAGAACCTCTTTGCATATCTTCATTTCCGGATCATTGTCATTCATCCCATCAGCCGGTTTAATTCGCCACTCTTTAGATCGGACTTGATTCTTTAATCTTATAACAGTGCTGCTAACCTGATCGTCCGCGACTAAATCTTTATAAACTTTTACAGACTCTCCGAGTTTCTGAAGAATTGGATCGGGGTCCGGGAGTTCGTTAAACCATTGACTGAATGTCCCGGTTGCGGTTGAGCGTGATGCAATTTCTTTTTCGAGAGAGATTGCATCAAAAGTTTTGAACTGCTGCGGTGTTATATAAATTCCTTTTAATTCCTTTGCCATATCAGTACCCGCTTAAAGATTTAATTCCAAAATAATTTTTCATTGTTGAAACTGTCTGCAGACCACCGGCGGAATGAATCGTTGGTGTACCGGAATAATTTTTTGCAGCGTGATTTGCAAGTGCAAGCATCCAGAAACGATCGGCATGGCCACTTGCTTCCCGATTCTCATCTGTTTCAGCTTTTAATCTTATTGCTCCGGAATCAGTAACAATTCTTTTCATCATGTGAAGATCATCCCGTAATTCAATTAGACTTGGAATAAGAACTTTTCTGTTTTGAAAATCCTTGAGAAGATCGAACGCCATTTCATTGCGGACATCTCCCCTCGAAAAGTTTATCGGTTCAATTTTATGAACTCCGAATTCTTCCTGAAGTTCTTCGCCCATCTGTACACCCATACCGGTAGAATCAATACAGCCGCGAATAACTTTCTTATGACGGATCATTGCACGGGCAAAAGCTTTTTGAACCCAGAAGCGCATATTTTCAAAAACCAAATATGTCCGTAGAATTTTTATATTATAAATATGCTCAACCAGTCCCATGACTATTAGGTCGTGGCTGCGTGCGACATCGTAACCAAAAGTTAGATTGCCTTTTACTTCGAGATTATTTAGCCACTCTTCAAATTTTTTTACTAAGTCAAAAACCCACAATGATTTTGGATTCTGCGGTTCTTCAATTTCATTGCCTATGAACGGATGCGGGATTATTTTTTGATCCCATAAAACATCAGAGTCTTCGCAACTGGCAATCAGTTCGAATGAAAGCAATGCATCCTTGCTGTCTTGCGCGCTTACTTCATATTCTTCCATCCAGGTTATTAAATCAAATGCGTCTTTTTTTTCGCGATCCAACCAAGCTTTCTTTTCTTCTTCACTAACATTGTCTTTTTTCATTATGCGTTCGAGCAATCCTTCTTTAATTGCTGTAAAGATACTCGTTGTATGAAGTGACCATTCAAGCTCTTTTCTTTTTACTGCATCAACAAATTTGAAGAAGAGACCTTTGCCGTGATGAGTTGAAAGGATACGGATTGGAAAACCCCACATGGCCGAGGGTTTAGCAGCTTTCCACATTGCAATTTGATTTTTGTGATGGGCGAATTCATCAATAACAACTTTACCGCCTTTCGAACGGAATGCTTTAGGGCTGGAAGACATTGCGTGGATTCTTCTGCCGTTTGCAAATTCTATTACTAAAGCTTTTATGTCGTTCTCTTTATCAATAACAATTTCGCCAAGGTCTTTTGCTATTGAGTGAAAGATGCGCGCCCATTTTTCACAGTAGAGAATATATTCCTTGGCAGCAGATTCATCTGCGGAAGTAAACCATACTGCCGGTATGCCGCTTTCGGGATCGAGAATGTCTCTAACGTCTTCATAACTCTGGACGTAAGTCGCACCTATACGGCGCGACTTTTCCCAGATTTTAATCCTACTCTTATCATTTAGCCATCTGTTCTGATAAGGCAAAAAGTATGATTTCTTTTGCTCACTCATAATTAGTAATTATCAATTCCTTGAAGCGGTTGTTAATAATGTTTTTTCTATTGATGCCGTTACACCGATCAATTTTTTTAATATTGAATTCTGAAAACAGTTTATTGTTCTCCTGACAATCATCGATTGTTAGAAGAAATTTTCCTTTTAGTTTCTTTAGTTCTTTCAAGAAGATTTCATAATTCATTCTTCCGGATTTGTATTGATGACCGAAGCGGTAGGGAGGATCTATGAAGAAAAAATTCTCCTTAAGATCATAAAGAGCAAAAATTTCTTTATAATCTTTATTCTCAATCTTAACTCTATCCAATCGATCGGCAATATCCATGATGTGGTTCACCATATTCTTCAAAGATTTAGTAGCGTTATCTTTTCTTGACGTACCGTAATGATCACCTTGAGCGCCGAAGCTTCTTTTAACCAAATAAAGGAATCTGGCTGCAGTTTGAATATCAGTTAAGCCGGATTGATGAACTAATTCATTAAAAAGAATTCTTGAATCGAGCATGAGCTGCAGTTCTTTGTGCAATTCTTCTTTATGAAATTTTGCAACGAGGAATAAATTTGTGAGACGTGCATCGATGTCGTTATATACTTCCAACTTTGCCCAACGGTCTTTATAAAAAAGAACCCATCCGGCACCACCGAAGGGTTCTATGTAACCGTTAATATTTTGTGGAATCATTTCCGCTATAACTGAACGCAATTGTTTTTTACCACCAATCCAGGAAATAAGACTATCCATTGAGAACTCCATATTGTTATGTGATTTTTTTTGTTCCATCGGGATTTTTTAGCCTTATTTGTAAAAACCATTAAAAAAATCTTAGATACCTTTCAAAAATGCCTTTAACTCGCTTGAATAGGGCTTTAACAGCGCGGTTTGCCAATGAACGGCAGCCCAATACCCTTGAATTGAACCATGCGCGTTTAATAAAGAAAATAGCGCTAATCCGGAACAGCGACTTTTTTGCATCATGCACCTTTTAAATAATCATCAACTTGTTTGATGGTTTCGGCAGTGATAACTTTTTTAGCATCATCTTTTTCCTGGTCGTTCATTTCCTTAAAAAGATTTTCGAAATCATCATAATATCGGAAGCTTGTTAGATATTTTGGTAAAGCAAAATGCAGCATCGCATTTTTAGGATCGATTTTTATTTCTTTAATTAATGCTTTGATTACTTCCTTTAATCCTTCCTTAATATCTTTGGCTTCGGAAAATTTTTGACCGCGAAGTTTATCCCAATCAGCTTCATCGAGATCATCATAATTATTTTTCCAATTGTATAAAGTTTTACGGCTTACTTTTTTTGTAAGAACTTTTTGGATAGTCTCAATCGAAAATAGATTATCAACGTAGAGTTTTTTTGCTTCAATGCGTTCGGGTTTTAGCGGCATAATTCAATCGAACTTATAAGTTGAGTTTAATTCATCAATTGTTTTGAGTTCTACTTTAGCTTCGGCCTGAATTTTTTTAAGATCCGCGACCAATACTGCAGCAGTTTCAAAATCAATTTGTAAAAAATCCCTTCTTGTCAATAACGTATCTGTTTCTTTACGAAGAGTTTCAAGATGACTTCCGGCACGCATGCCGAGTTCCATTAATTTTTTCTTTGCGGCTTCATAAACGCCGAGAGCTACTATTCTATCTTCCATAATTATTCTCTTGAATTTTTTAATTGATTAGAAAGTTTTGATTCAAAGCTTGCGATTGTTTGCGCTATGAGAGCCTTATACTTCGCATCCTCTTGAAGTATAGAAAATAATTGATCCAGTATTTGATTGTTTCTAGTGAGCGCATCTTTATACTGGATGCTCATCTGTTCCATGAATTGTTGCATTTGTTTAGCTGAGCTTGTTTGCGTGATGCGCCAGACAATAAATAGTATACCGGCAATGCCGGTTTGGAATACATAATAAAGAAAGTCCGGAGACTTTGTTGCCTCGGTCGTGGGAAGCATCTGTCCAAGTAAAACAAATGTTACGTAACCGAGCACTGGGAAAATTTTAGCCATTTGAAAACCTTGCAATAGTTTAAAATGATAGTGCAAGGTAAAACAAGACGGGCGTTTTATCTTTTAACAAGTTTAATAACTGTGTTAATTTATTTAGGAGGTATGAGAAATTAGATTTGCACTTAAAGATAATCAAAGAGCGAGTTCAGTGCAAATATGAAAAAACCTATCATCCTTGATTTAATGAGCGAAGGTATCTGGAACGGAATAAATGTTACCAAAGAATTCATTAAACAAATTCATGATGCAACAAAAACGCGTCAATATCAGAATGATAAATTCCCATTTGTGAAAGGTCATCCGAAGGATGACGACCCCGCATATGGCTGGGGAGAAAAAGAAAACATATTCATCGATGGTAAAGATGGACATCTAAAACTAAAAACAACAGAGGACAATTATCAACCTGAATTTCTTGAGCAATTAAAAAAGAAATTATTCGGACCTCTATCAATCAAGTTACGTCCTGAAGATCTAAGTGTTAAACATATTGGATTTTTCGGTGCGGTACCGACTGCAGTAACAAATCTTGAACCGGCTTTCAGCGAAGGCGATAAAAAAGATAACGGCGATGAATGTGTTGAGCTGTTATTTAAAAAAATTAATTATACAGAGAATGACGAAACAATTGTTCTTGAATTTGCCGAGCTGGAGGTTAGCCGTTACCAGCAAAGAAGCGCCTATACAATTTTCAGAAATTTAAAAAATCATTTTATCAGTGCGCTTGGTTTAGATACGGCAAACAAAATAATGCCGGAAGATCTTCTTGCCGATATAAACGAACCGTTAAAAGTATATGATCCCAATCCTAAGTTCGGCTTCAAAGAAAATTTTATTCCACAAAAAAATAAAGATGAGGATACAATGGATTTAACACAAAAAGAAATTGACGAACTGAAAGCAAAAGCTGCCAAGGCGGACGCTCTTGAAGCAGAAAATACAAAGCTGAAAGATGAAATAAATGCTTTTGAAGAAAAGCTTGAATTCAGTGAGGCGGAAAAGAAGTTGAACGCCGCACATCAGTTTTGCGAAAGCGAAGATGTGAAAAAGAAATTAACTCCGGTGCTTCAAAAACGTGTTGCAAATTTGATTGCGTCCCTCGATAACGAAGAAAGTATTCTCGAATTCAAGGAAGATAAAAAAGATGTTAAAGTAAAGCCGACTGATGTAATAAAAGAATTAATCGGCATGCTGCCGGATATTGAATTCGCTGAGATTGCCAAAAACGGTAAAGGCGAAGAATCACAAACAGATAAAGAGTACAACGCCGGCGTTGAAGCTGCAAAGAGATTGAACGGCGAAAAATAAAGTATGCAGCAGTGAGATTAAAAATTTTTGACACATAAAAAAGGAATATGAAATGGACTTTGGAGTAAATCAAGATTCTTACGCCCCGACCGAGTTGCTTATATCGGGGTTCCCGGCTTTAACAAAACCGGTTATAATACCTGTTGGAGTTTCAATTGCAAAAAATACCGTCCTTGGTAAAATAACAAAGGGCGCAGCTTCCTCTGCGGCTAAGACCGGCGGCAATACCGGTAACGGCACATTAGTGCTTGACGAAACAACGCCGATTCTTGCAAAGGCGAAAGCCGGTATTTATAAAGTTAGAGTTATCCGCGCCGCAATTGCTGAAGTAGCAACCACACCGGCTGTACCGGCAATGGAAGCAATTGCAACTTTAACCGATCCGGACGGTAATATTCTTGAGGTTGTTGATGTGCCTATCACAACCGGTATTACAGTTGCCAACCAGCTTAAATTTGTTTTAACAGAAGGTTCAACCCCATTTGCACTTGGCGATGGTTTTGATATTACAATCGCAACACCATCAACCGAACAGCATAACAGTTACGATGCAGATAATCTGGATGGAACTGAAGAAGCAGATTGCATTCTTACTGAAGATGTAACAGGCGGAAGCGAAGCGATTGTAGCAACTGCATATCGTTCGGGACATTTTAACGAATCGGTTGTAGTTGGTCTTGATGCAAAAGCAAAAGCAGACTTAGCAGGTAAAGGTTTCTTCTTTTCAACATTGATGTAATAATTAGAAAAAAATTTTATAAAAATTATTTGGAGCAATAAGATGGCAATTACAATTAATCTTTTTAGCCAGGCATTCATTGACGGCATGTTAACTGTTTTGAAACCGCCGACTACTTTTTTACGCGATACCTTCTTTCCTTCCGCACCGGAGTTGTCCGAGGTAGACGCAATTATTGTTGACATAGAAGTTGAAGGTCAAAAAATGTCTGCATTTGTTTCCGATGAAGACAACCCGATTAGAGTCGGTAGATCAGGATACGGCAGCAACATGGTTAAGACTCCTAAGATACTCCATATCTCGGAACTTAATCCGGCTGACTTTATTGATCACCGACAACCAGGACAAGCAGGAATTACCAATACTTCCGATCCAAAATTCAAAGCAAGAGTTGAAGAAGAGCTGGGTAAAATCTTGAAACGCTTCCAAGATATGCGTGTTCGCATGGAAGAATGGATGGCTGCACAGGCATTATTGTTTGGTAAATGGACGGTAACTTTGCCGAACGGTAAAAAATATTCGATTGATTTTAAAAGGCCGGCAACTCATACTTATTCACTTACCGGCGATGATAAATGGAATGTTCCGGACAAAGCAGATCCATGCGGTATGATTGATATAAAATCACAGCTGATTACCCGCGGTTCGGGAATTCAACCAACTCATGTTGTAATGAACAAGACGACAAAACAGCTAATGTTCGCATGCGACAAATTCAAAAAAATGTTTGAAAGTCCTAAAAACAGTTATCGTGGTGTTGTTGACACAACACAAAATATGATGCAGGCCGGCGCAAAGAAATTTGCAGAAATTGATGGGCTTGGCTATTGGGAATACGACTCCGTCTATGAAGATTTTGACGGCGCAACAAAATTGTATGTCCCGGATTACTATGTAATAGTAGGCGGCGCACATCTTGGCAATAAACGCCACTACGGACCTATCAAAGATTTTGATGCAATGCCGGATGTCCGCAGACTTGAGTTCAGCAAAAACTGGACTGAAAAAATGCCGAGCAAATGGTTGATCTCGTATGAATCACATCCATTGTTGGCGCAGCATAAACCGGAATGCGCGTTGTCTTTGAAGGTTGCATAAGAATTTAAAAACCGTACAGCACCGAACAGCGCACGGGTACCATCTCCTATGACCCCGGGGACTCACCATCTCCGGGGTCATTAAAAACTTACTGCAATAAAAGGACTTTAGATGTACTGCAACATAACACATATACTTGAAGACCTTGACGAAAACACATTGCTACAACTATGCAATGACAAAAACCGTCAGCGCTCTTCAATCGATCTCGAAAACCCGGACGATGAAATTATTGTTCTCATCAATCAACAGATAAGCCGCGCCGAAGAAGAGATTAATCCGTTTTTAATTCCTCTTAAAGTGCTTCCGTTCACGGTTGTCCCGGAAAGAATTAAAACAATCACAATCAAAATCACAATTAAAAATTTATATCAACGGAGTCCAGGGTACCGGGCAAACATGCCGGAATCAATTACTAATGATTACAAAGATTGTTTGAAGGAACTTGATGCATACAGAAAGCGGGAAAGAATTATTCCGGGACTTGAGACAATCGAATCTGCAAAACCTTCATTGGAAATAAAAATAAACAAAACGGAAGCAGATAGAATTTTTAGCAGCCAAGTGCTTAATAAATTTTGAGATAGTAGAATGAAAACTTATCAAGAGTTTAAAAACGATTTAGGCAAAAGAGAAAGCGGAAACAATTATCAAATAATAAATACACTCGGCTTTCTCGGAAGATTTCAATTCGGTAAACCGCGTTTATATGATCTCGGTTTTAGCATCGACGGCTGGCATCCCAAAGGAGCTGCGCCTAAAAAAATAATTACCAAAGAACAGTTTTTGAATGATCCGGTACTGCAAGACCAGTTATTCGATAAACATGTAATTAGTCTCGCAAAAACAATTAGAAATAAATACCCGGAAGGAATAAAAAAATATTCTTTAAGCGGTTTGGTTGCCGGTGCTCATTTGAAAGGACTTGGAGGAGTTAAAGAATTTTTGAACGGTAAAGATAATGCCGATGCTTATGGTACACAGATTAGCGAATACATAAACAAGTTTAAGGAATATGAGATACCGGTATGAGTAACGGTACTAAAATATTGATTGCTATCATAATAACTGCATTGCTTACTTTTTTCTTAACAAGAGAATTTGCGGGTAAGTTAGAAACTGTTGAAAAGAAATCTGACACTACAAAAACAACTACAGCAAAAATTTCGATAATTGAAAATACTTTTACTGCAGCCCAGGTTGGTAAGATTAAAAAAGTTTTGATTGACTCGCTTGATGCGGTGTACAGGAATAAATTATTAAAACTTCAGACCTCACCCCGGCCCTCTCCTAACTTAGGAGAGGGAGAGGATTCTTCCGATTCCGGATTTGTTTACATGAGTGAACTTGATACAAACTTTGTTGCGAAAGATTCAAGCGGATCTGTAACTGATAGTATGCATGTTAAATCAACTGTTGTTAGTACCGAACCGCTACCGGAACGCTTGGTACATTTAATTGCAGTGCAGCATAAATCTTATAATAAAGAAACCGAAACAACTACAACAATTAACAATAAAGAAATTGTTGAAAAGAAAGAAAGTTTTTTTGATCGGTTTCGGATAATGCCAAATGTGTCGGCCGGTGTCGGCTTGTTTACAAAAACATTCGATGTGTATGCGGGTATAGGAGTCTCATTCGAATTATAAATAATCATCTAACCAAGGAGGTAACATGTTAAAAAAAATCAGCATCATATTCTCAGTCTTTATTGGGATGTTAATCATATTCTACGCTTGCGATTCTCCTCCCGTACTTGCTCAAACAACCGAGCAGTCGGTTGTAGAAGCTTCAATTTTTGAAGATGTCGGCAGCTTAATAATTAATGCGTTTGCGTCAATCCCTGGGTTGGCGGCACTTGTATTATTTATTACGGCTTACATTAAAAAGAGAAATGAAATGTCCGGTCAAGGTGTAATTATTGTTTCGCTTTTAATCGCACTCATACTAAGTACCGGAGGTTACTTATTCAACCTTGGTATCTTTAACGGCGTTGATTGGTTTTACATTTTTATATATGGTTTAGCTGCATGCCTAATTGCAAACGGTTTGGCGGATTGGAATCTTATTAAAACCCTACTGAACACATTTAGATTGAGGACTGGTATGGTCGCAGTAATTCTTTTACTGTTTATGGCACTGACGGCAATGTCAACAATTACATATAAAAATTTGAATGGTTATAACGAGATCATAAAACATTCAACATCGCGGTTGTACGCGTTAAACATGTCCTTTCTTAATTAGCTGTCAATAAAATAATAATTAACGCCCGGCATATGCCGGGCAATTCAAAAAAAATAAACAAAAAAAAGATGTCAGTAAAAAAAGTTAGTATTAAGGATTTAGCGGAAAAAATTAAAATTGAGCTCGATACAAAAATGCTTGAGCTGCCTGAACTACATAGAAGGCATGTTGATATTATCAGATCGTTAAACAGTTTTGTTATTCCGAACGCATTTGGAATAATGGGAATAATTCCAATAGGAGGAGATTTTAGCGTTCCCAAAAACCCGGATGCAATAATACAGAACCATGATGTTGCGATAGGTGTTATTGTAGGAATGTTTAATGTACTCGGCCATCCGGCGCCGTTCGAATATGTTGAGTGGGTGATTGATTCGTTAACCGGATTATATCTTGAAAACAATAGACCGGAAAGATTGATTTATCCGGCAAGGTGGGAACCAATGGAAGAGCGATGGGAAAACAACGAATGGTGGTACCGAATAATTTTTAACTGTCCCGTCGATCATTACGAAAAAAGGTTTGAAGAACAATTTTTAAACAATTAATAAGGATTTAATCATGAGTTCAAGAGCAGGAATACAACGAATTGCTTTGTGTGATCTCGGCACATTGGCAACTACACCGGAGAACGCTGAATTTTTTGGATTAGGCGGTGAAAAGAAAGTTGTTATAACACCATTTAAGCCCACCGATATTTACCCGGAAAAGAAAGGCAGAAATATGGAGAATCACCAAGTAACCGGTGAAAGCGAACAGGCAACGATGAAGATGTTAAAAAACATGATAAAGTTTCTAAACTTTAATTGCGATACGGAAGTTGTAACCGTTAAACAGGCAGCAGCTGGCAACCCGGATGTATTTAAGTATGCGGGTAATGACTGTATGGGTTTGATGTTCAAGTACGAAAGTAACCGGGACAAACAAACGCTAACACCAACATTAGACCGTGCATTTGATTATGAAGATTCGAAGACTTTGAAGGATGCGGCAGATTCTGCTACAGCAGCAACGTTTACCGGTGTTACAGATATTGGCGGAAGAGATTTTGCTTTACGCAGTTCGCCTAACAAACTGATTCTGCAAAGCGGCGGCAGCGATATTTTCACGCCTATGGGAATAAATTCCCGCAGTTTAATTATAGAAACAATTGAGGCAAGCAGAAATCAATACAACGCGCCGATGGTTGATCTGTTAAAATTTACTATTGAAATTATTGCGAACGAAGCGTCGGTTTCAAAAATAATTTCTTTGATGAATAAAAATATCAGTACAAATATTCTCTGGAAAGAAACAACTACCGGCCTGCTTTATCGCGCATTTGATTTTAATACAAACGTACTTACACAAACAGAAGAAGAACCGATAGGAAGCAAAGAACGGAATATCAAACTTGTCTATACCGGTGCTGAGTGGATCTTTAATATCGGTTTTGAGTTCGGTACAGGTAAAGGCGGCAGCGCGGAAGATACCGTTGGTACAACCGGCGGAACGATGAAGATTGGTTATTGATACTAATGCAGAATGATGAATGTAGAGTGAAGAATTTGAGGCACAGAAGGTAGAAGGATGGAAAAAAGTTATAATGAAAAATTTTATCTATCAGATGGCATCTATCGAAATGATAAATATAATGGCAATGAGGTTGCTGAATTATTTGATGCTAAAGGAAAATCCAAAAGTAGGCGCTTTAAATTTGTTCTTAAATTATTGAAAACCCTCTAATGATAAGAATGCGGCGCTGCCTTAAATGGAAAGACTCACGGGATTGGTATGACGATAAAAGGTTATTGCTTCGAGTTATCGTTGCTCTAATTGTGGAACCGGAAGAAGCATTGAGTTGCGCCGTGAAGTTTTCGAACCGACAATCCAGCAAGTGCCGGAATAAAAATAACACTGGTGGTCTTAAGTGGTCTCCTTAGGATTTCCCGATGTCGATGCGTCGGGAAATTTATTAAGTAAAAAAAAGTACAAAAAGTAAATATTGGAGAAATAAAATGGCTGATAAAAAACCTTTAACAACAGATGCCTCTTTCGATCTTGCAGAAAACATAATTACAATACCGGCTACTAATCTTGAAAAGACAGATTACGTATTACGTGTATTCCAGGATAAATCCAACCAAGAAATTTTATATAAGTCAACACGTCTGCAGACGCAAGTTCTTGTTCATACCGATGCGGGATTTCAATGTTCGGGCGTTAATGAATCTGCCGGCTGCAAGTTCGAAATAAAAAATGTTAAAACAAATACAGTAGTTGTAACCGGATTAATAAAAGTGACAGAAACTCCGGCTTCGGTGCAAACTAAAAAAAATGAAGAAAAGGAGAATAAAAAATAATGAAACATGCTGTTGCGGAATTTGTATTGTTTAAGGACGGTGAAGAAGTACATGTTAAAACGCGTGAATACAATTTTGAAATTGAAGAAATAATAAAAGAGAGAATTGGTGAAGAAAAATTTAACGCATACCAGGCAACCGGCAAGCTTGAAATAAATATAACATTGGACGCAGTAAAAAATGATTTTCCAAAGTTGTTAACCGGCTCCAATCTTGATAAGGTTGATTGGAAAAAACAGAATTATGATACGCTCCAGGACATCTACTTTTTTTTTATAAGATACAGAAAGAATGCATCCTTGAGGCGGCTCGAATACGAGAAAGAAACCCTGCTTTCCAATTTAGAGCTGATGGAGAAACTTATACTTTCGATGCCGGAGAATATCTTGACGAAGCTGAACTTAAAACGTACGAACGGCAGTTGATCGCAGAACACGATCCGATAAAAATAAAATTTATTGACCGGAATTATTGTCAGTGTGAATTTTCAAAATACACAGCAAGGTGGCTTACCTCAAGAATTAATCAAATAAAATATTTAGATGAACTGAAGAAAAAAGCAAAGAAGAAATAATGCCAGAATTTATATTAACGCTTAAACTTGATGATAAAGATTATAAAGTAAAAATAATTTCCGACAGTGAGGACGCCGAAAAGTTACGCAAAAAATTTGAAGATACCGGTTCGCAATCCGGACGCACTATTAACGAACTTAGAAATAAATTAAAAAATCTCACTGATGTATTTGAACGTTCCGAAATAGGCACACCCGAATTCCAAAGACTTAAAGCTGAAATTGATAAAACAAAAACTGCGCTTGAACAAGCAGCCGGAAGCGTTAAAAATATAGATGATGAATCTCAATCGTTACCAAGCAGGTTTGCACAATGGGGTAACATTGTAACCGGCATTAATCAAGGGCTGGAAGTTGCACGTAAGCTGTATTCTATAATATCAAAACCAATTGAGGTAGCCGGACAGTTCGAACAATTAGAAGTTCAGTTTGAAGTTTTACTCGGCGGATTGGATAAAGCAAGAAAGTTAATTGGTGATTTAACTACACTCGGCGCAAGCACACCTCTTGAATTAATGGATTTGCAGAAAAACACAAAACTACTTTTAAGCTTTGGCGTTGCAGGTGAAGAGGTTGTAGATATATTAAGGATGCTTGGTGATGTATCCGGAGGAGATGCCGAAAGGTTATCACAATTAACACTCGCTTATTCACAAATGCAAAGTACCGGCAGATTGATGGGACAGGATCTTCTTCAGATGGTTAATGCCGGGTTTAATCCGTTAAAAATTATTTCCGAAGACACCGGCAAATCAATGAGGCAATTAAAGAAAGATATGGAAGCCGGCGCAATTTCTTCCGATATGGTTACTGATGCTTTTAAGAAAGCAACAAGCGAAGGCGGACAATTTTTTAATATGATGGAAAAACAAAGTAAAACTTACGAAGGAATGGTATCTAATCTTAATGATACAATAACAATGATGCTAAAATCGTTGGGCGAATTACTTTTGCCGATTGCAAAAAATCTTGTAAATACTATTGCCCCAATCATTAAAGAAATTACCGGATTATTCGAAGCATATTCTGAAACTTCTAAGCAAGCTTTTGCAGAACAAGCTGATTATGTAAAAAAACTTGATGATGCATTACCGCCGCTTTTAAAACAATATGACGATTTAAAATCGAAAGCATTTCTTAATAAAGAAGAACAGGCGAAACTTCAAATAGTAATAAATGGAATCGCCGAAGCTTTACCAACAGCAGTAACAAGATGGGATGAGTACGGTAAAGCACTCGGAATAGCGCGTGATAAAGTTGAAGAATTAATGACTGCAGAAAAAGCCAGACTGCAGTATTTAAATAAAGAAGCTATTGAAGCACAAGAGGATGACAAGAAACGACTTTTACGAAGAATAAGTGAAACCCAAACGACATTGAACCAAGGTTATGAAGAGGTACATTATATAATGGCTGGCGAATTGGTAACTAAACAGAAAAAGTTGACCGATAAAAGAATTAGAGAATTAGCCGGAAGTATAAGTTCTTGGCAAAAAGACATAGCAGGTATTGAAGCTGAAATTAAAAGACTGTCTGGAGATGCTTACAATGTTGTGAATACAACACCTGGTAGCAGCGGTGGAGGAAATGCCGACGTAGATAAAGACAAAATAAATAAAACAATTAAAGAAGAACTTGATTTGCACAAAAAGCAGAAAGAATTAAACGAAATTTCTCTGCAAGATTATGAAGCATATTTGGTAAAACGACTTGCAACATTAGCCGATAAAACACATGATGAAAAAATGTTGCGCCTACAATTTATTGAGGAGATGCAAAAGGTTGCAAAAGAAAAAGATGAATTGAGACTACCGAATATTGAAATTGAAGGTAGTATACCGGAAGATATAGATTTGACTGATTGGGAAAAGCAGCAAGCTGAAGAACAGTTAAAAATACATCAACTGAAATCGGAAGCCGTTAATGATCAATATGCCCGCGAATATGAATTATTAAAAATCTGGAAAGAACAAGAGCTGTTGGAGTACGAAGGTATAACTGAAGCAAAAGTAATAATTGATGAAATTTATGCTGATAAAAAAGCGGAGATTGATAGAAAAGTTTCTGAACATCAGTTGGACCTTGCTTCGAAAACACTTGGTTCAATCGCTCAATTATTAAGTAAACAAACAGCGGCTTATAAATTAATGGCAGCAGCACAAACTATTATAGAAACATACAAAGCTGCAACCGCAGCTCTTGCACCACCTCCGATCGGCGCGGGTCCATTATTCGGGCCTATTTTGGCCGGGACAACAATAGCAACAGGTTTATTAAATGTGGCAAAAATAATGGGTGTTGTAACAGAGATTAAAGGATATGAAACTGGTGGTAAGTTGCCGAGAGGTAAAGTAGGTTTCTTTGAAGGTTATGAGAACGAGATAGTCGCGCCGGAAAAAGATTTTATCGGAGTTGTTAATGATCTCCTGAGGAATGAACAAATAACAGCAAGTAAAAATTTTGGCATTAGCGAGGCAGTTCTTGCAGTTGAAAGAAGATTGATCGCGTTGAATGTTGAAGCAAACGGCGGTAGTACTAATAAAGAATTAATAGATGAAATGAAACGCACGAATAAAAGAATTGACGACCTACTAAAAGTACCAATACTCGTAGATGAAGATGCTTGTGGAAAAATTTATAACATTGGCAGAAAACTTTCCGGGTACAAAACATAATAATGGCAGCGCATCTTAAAATATGGTTTAGAAACAGCATCAGCGGAACGCGCGAAGATTGGACGAATTATCTTTCAACGATGAGTTCGATAAAGAAAAAGGTTGAAAGTGATAAAGAAGGTGAAGCTGGCGTAACTGTTTTTGATAAAGTAAATCTCGTATTTGAATATAAATATGGAACGCTGGTTTATAGCGCATTTAATGTTGATTTAACCAACGTTCAAAGATATGTAATCGAGATTGAGGGTTTAAAAAGCAATAAAACAAGCATACAGGAATTTGTTGGACTCGTAGACTTCTCATCATTGGATTGGCCAGATGGTGAAAAGAAAATAAGCTTTGATGTGCTTGATAAATTGAGCGCACTTGATTTATTAACATCGGTTTTCGGACGTCAAATAAATGACCCGTTTACTCGTGTTGGAATGCCAGCTTTTTGGACAGACTTCAAACAGATGGGTTATTATAAATATCAAAATAATTATTTAATAGTAACAAAAGGCACTACTTACGGCGGAACATATGATGTAGTAGAATGGGATAATCCAGATTTTGGAAATCCAACACAAGTATTTTTTGAGCAAGGTGAAATAATTGACGCCAACAGAGCGGGGAAATCATTTGTAGTTAAAGATTCATTCCTTGCACCGGCACCATCTCCGGATTTTCCGTTTGCGGGTCGATTAGTAAATTGGATAGAAATTGAACATGTTGACGGAGTTAATTGGAGCTACGGTGATTTCTCAACCGGTATGATTTGTTATGATGATTTATATTATGGAAAAGACATTTATTATCGGGCAGGCGGAAAGGTACAAGCCATTGATGGATTAAAAATAATAAACGCTATATACGAACAAGTCTGGGGCAGTACTAACATTGTTAACCGTACCGGCGCCGCCGAGTTTCAAGTCCCTTTAAACTATTTCCCAAAATTAGTAGATGAAAATCCATTGGGATTACATCCGCTTGATGCGTTGAAGATGTTGGCGGACTCAATGCAATGCTACATATATACAAACAGAATCGGCGAGCTCGTAATACAAAAGAAAGGAAGCTCGCTAGGGGTAAATGGAACAACGCGGACGTTATCCAGCAGTTTGTTTAAAAAGCGCGGTATAAAAAAATACATGTGGGATAAACTTGTTGATGATGTAAGCATTACAGTAAACAGCTGGGTTAAAGACGAGGTGAGCGGTGATTATTTAGTTGGCAGCGCATCATTGAAAAAAAATCCAAATATAAAATCACGTAATCCGCTGAGCAAAGAAGTCCTTGCAATTTCTTCAGGTATTAATACACAAGAGTTATTAGATCAGCATGCATCTACAACAGCATATGAATATTTCCAATTTTATGGCAACCGTCATTGGGCATATAATATATCTTTAAAAATATATGATGCTATGTTTGAATGGGATCTGCTTGATAATATAACAATAGAAGGGATTCAGTATTTTTTCACATCATTGTCAATTGATTTACTATCGCGAACACTTGATGCGGAATTAGTTTCAGTACAATCATATAATTACGATTATTCGCAAGCACACATACCGTTAAATGATTCTAACGAATCAAATTATTACTCACCAATTTCAAAAATTTATTCAAATAAAGCATCAACTACTCTGACCCCAATTCTGTCATCATTAGCGCTACTTGATACAACACGTGGAATAGTTACTCAAATAAATGATTTCGCATTTACAAAAAGAAAAATAAAAGGTAAGCCGCACCATCTAAAGGTTGTTAATAACAGCGATGCAGAAAATGAAGAGGGTATTACCGATGATTTTATAATAAAAATTGATGAGCAAGGTTATTTTCAAACTGATAGAATCGGTTTTGGCGGTGTGCCGGACGCTGTTTATAAAATAAAAAATTACGGCAACGAATGGACTTTAGGAAATAAAAAAATAGATGGCTGCATTGCATTAGGCGGTGATGTTGATACAAATTTCAAAATAAAAGTTTATGGACATCAAAAAGTTATTGGCAATTTGACTGTTGACGGTGATATTTATATCGGCGGTAACATCAATCATGTTAACGTGGTTGATTTAGATGTAACAGACCACGCTATACGTCTTAACAAAGGCGGAGATAATACAACTGCGTTGGATGGCGGAATAGAGATGTTAGGCACAAGTGATGAACTTCTTGGTTCTATAAAATACACAGGCGCAAATTGGTTATCGGATTTAAACTTCGACATCGCTTCCGGAAAGGTTTATAAAATAAATGGTATAGAGTTATTATCGGCTTCTACACTCGGCAATTCTGTTGTGAATTCTTCGCTAACAAAAGTAGCAACACTTACTCAAGGCATCTGGAATGCGACTCCTATAAATGCACCGTATATAAATTATGAACCAAATCATTTTCAAAATTTATCAAACAAACTAACTGCTAAAAATATTACGGTTACTTCTGATTATGGAGTAACTGGCACCGATTTTACAATTGGCGGTTCAACGAAAATTAATACTCCTCAAGATTTAAGAATAACAGCGAGTCCTCAATTTGTAAATGAGACTTTAACCGGCGTTATTACGATTCAAGGAACGGGCATAAGCAATATTTCTTCACATCTGCAGCATCCGAATTTTGTATCGCAACTTTCAAAATGGAGAATAAGTAATGAAGGAGAAGCAGATTTTAGATACCTGTACGTTGATGAGATGCATGCAAAATCTTTTATTGCGGACCTCGAACAAGCACTCGCTGGAGGACAAATTATTTGTAAAAGTGTTGCTAAGGTTGCCTTTGATTTTAGTTTACCGAGCACTGGCAGCTCGAATCGTTTAATCGTTGAATCGTTCGCCGGATTTGAGAACGCTGCTGTATTCCAAAATGGTGATTTAATTAGGTTGAGAATATTTTCACGCACTGCTGGCAGCTTAACAATTGCGGATGCATGGGGAACGGTGAACATTGATACATCTTACGTTGATGGTGGTTTTGATGCATCGACAAAAACGCAAGCATACACTTTTACAAGACACTCATCTGTACCAGGCACAGCTTCTGGAACAATAAAGGCGGGTACACTTGCTTTAGATTATGGAGTTTCCGGAAATGGTTTTGTAGAAACTAGTGCGATTGATGGGTTGTGGGGACAGAATAGTCCATACACTCAGATAGTTACTTGGTCCGGCAACCCGGGTAATTACACATTGCAAGGTCGATTCGGAAATCTCCGCGGTATCACCGGAATTGCTAACGAGCATGGAATAGTTCTCGGTTCAGGTGTTGGAGTTAATGACAAATATTTTCGAGCATCAAATCAAACAATTCAACTTCACAATGTACCTTTTGAAATTTATAACGGGAGTAATACAACTGTAAACATCGCAACAAGCGGCGATATGAAGCTTGGTACTAACATTGCGAATGCCACTACAACAAGCTTTGAGTTCACTTCCTCTACAGGCGGTTTGCGTCTTGGTGTATATGCATCAGGTAGAGCAAACATGACCTTTGACGGTACAATGTTGCGACTAAGAAATTATTCATCAGACAGAATTATTCTCGATCCTTCAACTGATACTGTACTAGTTGGTGATTCAACCGGTTATAATACAATAGTCTATTCATCTGGTTTCAAAGTAAGAAATTCATCAACTGATCTTGCCGTGTTCTCATCAACAATTACGTTAGGTAATATTAATTATTTTAACACCGTTATTGATTCAACATCGGTACAAATTAAGAATGGTTCAACAACTCTTGCCTCATTCGGTTCATCTGTTAGAATTGGGCAGCTTCAGAACATGCAGAATAGAATTGAACTTTCATCCGGTGCGATTAATTTTATTTATCGGAATGTTTCAGGAACAGATCAAACAAAAATAAGTATTGATGCAAGTGGCAACGCTTCATTTAGTGGTGCGGTAACTGCTTCATCAGGAACGATCGGCGGCTTTGCTCTTACAAGTAATTGGTTATATACAGGGTCTCAAGCTGATCCAACACTTGTAATCAACGCAACTGAATCGTCGATTTATATTCGGCCTCAATTAACAAATTTGAAATTCGTAATGTTTGGGCAAACTTATCGCGGTGCGAGTTCCGGTGCGACGCCAACGTGGTCAGGTCGCTATGGTATTAGCGCGATTGATTCTGCAAACAGATGGGTTTTTGTACTTGATGATGAAATAAAACAAATCGCTGGCTTTAATTTTAATGAATCAAAAATTAGTATCGGTAATTCATCTCAAGGATTCGCTTTCAACACAAGTTCAACGCGCTGGATTGCGAATTCTGGAAATGGTTTTGAGGTATGGAACCCGAGCGATACAAGACTTTTTTGCGGCACATTAGATAGTAGCGGGAACCTTTCAAAAGGATTCGCGTGGAATCTTAACGATACTTCAACTTATGATTTAAAATTAGTTGTTGCTGGCGATGTTATATCATCGCGATTTAGTACAACTACTACTTATGAGCATACTGCAACTTTTTCAGGAGTAGTAGTAACTTCGTGGGGGATGACGGCAAAATATTTCGACGGAACAAATTCTTATTCAGGGCAATTGACTCCAAGGCAACTAGCATGTCAAGCACCGGGAGGCGGATCTATTTATATAAGCTGGGAAACTGGCTATCGTACAATTCAAATTGATGGACAAAATGTCCCAAAGTTTTGGGGCATAAGAGACATTGCTCCAACAACAAATCTAAATCCAGGTGATTTTTATATTAGTTCGAACAGCACGCTTTGTATATATAACGGAAGTACGTGGAAATTTTATAATCAAAACTAATCAAAGGAGTAAGAATGCAGCTTTTTCTAAACAAAGAAGAAAAATTTCATCTCGAATCTATTGCGGCCAAACGCGGGAATCTCGCTTTACAAGATCAATTATTACAAAAAGAAATGGACGCTGTAGTAGGAGAATTTTGCAAAAGAAATTCAGTTGATGTATCGAAAGCAAAATCTTTGAACGTTGAAATGGGGTTTATTGAATTCGAAGATGAAAAAAAAAAGAAGTAAAAAAAAATAATAGGAAATAAGGTAACATGATGGAGATAATTGATCTTCAATATCCGCGCGGAGACACTGTGCCTTTATCTTTTTATGTTAATGGAGATTGCTCAGCAAAAAAACTTCGCTTTCGTTTATTCGCAGACAAAGACATTAACGCTGACGGATTGCTAGATATTAATTCTCAAAACTATGGAGGTGACCTGGGAGAGCTTGTTGCTGTTTACGACTCATTAAAAAAGAGGTCAAGAATTACAATAACCCCGAAGCGTGAATACACCGAAAATAAAAGTGAACAGGTTTACTATTATTCATTGACTGCCGTACCACTTGAAGATGACAACAAAAAAGAGACTATATGTGTAGGCGTTTTTGTAATAATGTGGAGTGGCGAAAATATTTACAACGGCATTCCTGAAGTGCCCGAGAAAATACTTCCTATTTTTCCTTCGGCTATTGGTGAAGGAAACTTTGTAAAAATTGTTGACGGCGTCCCAGTCGGATTTTCACTTGATAATGTTATTAACAAAACACATGAACATAAAAGTTATTTACACGAATTATCACAACTTGATATTGATAACAAATACATTGAAGCAACTTATTTGCATGATGTAAATGATTTATCAACTATACAAGTATGGTTAGAGAGTTCATTAATAAAACTTGTCTATTTGGTTGACTATTCTATTCAAAACGACAGAATAATTTTTGATGGTCTTGACGCTTTGCCATTTTTGAAATTGGGAAGACAATTAAGAATTTTTTATTAAAAAAGGAGTAAATCATGTCTCAAATTACTGGCGATGTAATTAAAAAAGATGCACAGACACTCGAAAATAATGCGAGTGATCAATTACAAGTAAAAATAAAATCCGCAGGCGGGTTAAAAAAAGACGCGAGCGGAATTTCCGCTGATATATCAGACTCGGAAACATCATCTACTAAATTATGGTCGAGTTCTAAAACGTCGAATGCTATATCGGCATCAATCGATACAGCAATTAGTAATGCACTTGTTGGCATTGCACGTAAAGCTGCGGTTATTGATTTTATCACACAAGCAGAACTAGACGCGAGTTCACCAAATCTTGGCGATAGATATGTAGTAACCGACGGCGTGAACGTCAACAAAATTGCCGAGTATGACGGCGCTGCATGGGGGTATACTGTACCGGTTGAAAATTGGCTCGTAATAAATTCGAATGATGATACAGATTACACTTACGATCCTGATTTAGCAGCGGCGTTTAAGTGGGCTGTTAGTGGGACAAAACAAGCACAAAAAATAAAAACGGAAACTTTCACTCTCGATTCCACAGCGATCACAAATAAAAAAGTAACACTAAGCAACACTCCCATCGCGGCGGGCAATGTAAAAGTATATCTTGTTGGTGGCATTATTCAGCTTAATACAATTGATTATTCAGTCAACCTTGGAACAAAAGAAATTTCTTGGAACGGTTTGGGTTTGGAATCCCTTCTTGTTGAAGGTAAAATACTAATAATTGATTATCCAACTTACGAGTAAAACAAAATGAGCAAATTAGCTTTAGAAAATATTGAAGGTTCTCAGAACCTTCAAATCTTTCCTTATGACAAATTAGTAGATGACTGGACAGGTACGAAAAAAGTTTTTCGTTTCTATGTTGACGCCAACAACGGTAATGATAATAATGATGGATTAACCTGGCCAACAGCATTCCAGTCGTTTATTAAACTATTTGAAGTATTACCCAGGGACCTAAAAGGTTATCAAGCTCACGTGTATGTAAAGAGCGGAACATATCTCTTCTTTGAAGCAAATATTTCAGGTGGCCCCGTATTCCTCAAGTGGTGCGGCACTACAATTAATACAAATATCGGGGCAGAATTTGACTGGTGCAGACAAGGAGCGATTAATCCAATACAGGATAATGAGCGAATTATCTTAACAAATGATTACAGTAGTACAAGAAGATTATTGTTCACGATGACGTCAGGAGGAAGCATAAATTTCTGGGCGTCATCTACATTCTCATCAGGTTACGATGTAGTACACACGCGATGGATGATTGATTTACGTGGAGATGCTTCACAGATTTCTTTTCAATATCCCATTTATGCTGAAACTCAACCGAATTCAGGAGTATGGTTTCAGCATGGTGTCTATGTTAATTTCGGTAATGCTAACGGTTACGGAATTGGAGTTGGCGGCGGCGGGTTTATGAACTTTAGAGGTGGATGGTTCATTGGTGGAACCGGAGCGCCATCACTTGGAAGCGGAAATCAATGTGCATATCGAATAATGGGTGGAGGTGATACATTATTTGAAGATGGCTCGGCATTGTTTTATGATACCAGCATTATTACATTCCCAGTTATTACGAAGATTGATAAAATCAGGCAAATAATTGGATTGTCTTATAACAATGGCAATGCAACAATAAATTTAGGTTCAAGTGCGAATATTGAAATTGTCCAAGTTTCTCCAGGTGTAAATCCTGATATACTTATTCAAAGCAACTCACCTTCGTTTAGAGGTACCGTCACTTATACATCTAACAAATTAAATCTCATAGATTATTCTGTTGTAAATCACACTATTACAGATACATATACAGGGATTACAAAAGTTTTTGTGACGGGGAATTTGAAAGAAATATCAGGAAATATAATTAGTCATTTTAATTCATCATCACCAGCAGATACATTGCTTGGCAACTCAGAAGGAATATTCTACATCGATGAAGGCACTGGGAAGCTGATTGTTAAATTAAAATACAGTAACGGTACTGTTAAGACAGGCGAAATCACACTTACATAAGAGGAGTAAAAATGTTAATACAAATAAACCCAATAGAAATTAATAGATTTAACAAATCGTCCATTAACGCGGAGTTTCTTGAAATTACAAGCATGAGTAACTTTGTAAAAAATGAAAGCTGCGATGTACAGATTCAGTTATTCACAGCAAAAAGAAATCTCGATGAAAATAATCAAGTAATTTCTGTTGAGAAAGATGAAGCTGTACACGGAGAAATTATTCATTTTGTTAACCCAGATTATTCTTCTTGGATTGATGATGACACAATGATTGATTTTATTCTTTCCGAAATCGGTGCTTCGAGGTTAATTACATAAGATAATTTATTTTCATCAATCGCTTGCGAATGGAAAAAAGTTGCACATTTGTGGGGCTATTTATAATTTAAAGCATTTCTCAGACGATTTGGTCTAATTTCTCAAACTTGGTGTCGCGTTATAGTTGTTTTTGGCGGCGCGTTAGGCGCAACGCCGTTAGGCATTAGAGGAGAAGAAGAATGATACAACTTTTTACCTTTATTTATTCACTCACAATAAAAGGGTAACATTATGTCAAAGTCATTTTTCTCATTGTTTATATCATTTGTGATTTTATTGCAGAGCAGTATTTTTGCTCAAGATTCAAATTCTATTCAAATTAATGGGGGGATTGTTATGCCTATGAGTTCGTCGAAAGGCCTTACTGGCACAATACAATTCAACTATTCTTTAACATCTGCAATAAAAATATATATATATACCGGTTATTCAACTTGGGACCAATATAAGGTTACATTCATCGAAGATTACTCAGTAATACAAAAGGAAACAATATTTCAATCATATTCTGCTGATGATCATAAGCTTATTCCTTTCTACGTTGGTAGCAGAATGAATTTTCATACCAATAAACTATTCACGTCTTTTATTTCTTGTGAAATCGGATATTCATATTTGAGCTATAATTCATATAAAAATTGGAAGTCGGTTAATCCAGAAACTGGTGAAGTTCAAGGTTATTTCGCTGACGGCATAACAAGAACGAAGATTGATGAAAAATTATTTGGTATCGGAATGGGAGTTGGCATTTTTCATACGCTTTCTGAAAATCTAAACTTGGTTTTATCATACAAATTAAACAGTCATATAAATTCCGGTTATAATGGTTTATTTAGCAAAAGAGGAACATATTCTCAGTTTTTAGCTGGCTTTGGTTTTAGTATTTAATGCCTAACACGCATTTCAGCCCGACCGCTTCTTTGAATCGGTCGTAGTGAAAGATTGTTGGGTTTGGTTTTTCAAAGTTGGTTGTTCTTAAAAGTGTGATTGCAAAAAAAACTGATTTAAATAATAAAGTTGCGTTGAAAATTGCTGCATTTTTGTTATAGGCGGCGGGCTAAACGCAACGCCGTTAGTTTCCAAAAATAAAATAGTGCAAGTGTGTTCGTAAAAGTTGG